TGCTCTATTAGTTGGTGCCAATGCTACACTGACAACATCACCAGATGACCTAATATTATACTCATTTTTTAATGGCTTTTCACCTAAATATGCGGGGTTTAAATTTATGATTTCTTTAGTGTTTTGTCCTAAATCCCTTGCGAGCTTACTGCCCTGTGAATGACCCAGAGTTGATATATTTTGTGCCCCATATTTTTGTTCAGTTGCATCTTGTAATTTTTTACCTTGTTTATATCTATTAGTATATTTATATAAGCCCATTGCATATGCAGCATTATTTCCCCAGTCTTTTATTGCCTCTAAAGTTGTATCCCCATGGGTTCCCTTGTGTGTAATTACGGCATGGTTCTTTTCGGGGTCATAATACACGGTTCCATATTTATTGCTTATTCCCTCATCTAAATTATATGTATCAATTTGCTTTGGTGCTTTCTTTCCAGAATATGAAGATTTAAAAAATTTAGTTAAATTACCTACAGATATTTTACCACCTAATAATGAATGCTTTTGTAATTTTCTTTTTGGGTGTCTTCTTAATCCCTCACCCGTTATTTCGGCGGATGGGCTTAATCTTTCTTCAATTGCCGCAATTTTTTTTGCAACCGCGGATTCAGACTTTTTTGCCCTTTCTATATTTTTTTGTTGTCGTTTTTTTTCGGATATTTTTGATAATTGGGGTTGTGCCTTTTGTTTCATTGATTCAAATAGTCTTGCTTTGGCATATTCGTCGCTCTTTCTTTTTATTTCTCTTGTTATTCGTGATTGCTTTGCCCCACTTGTTTTTGATTCTTCAGTAGATTTATATAATTTTAATTGTTGTAATAACTCGGCATTTGTTTGGCTATTATCTTGTAAATATTTTAATTCTTTTTTTGGTATTCTTGGCAATTCTTTAGATAAATATTTACTTATTTCTTCGGGCGATACATCTGCCACATATGGCACAGCCTCAGCAACTTCAGATTCTTGAGGTGGCAGATATGCTTTAACAGGTGGTGCCAATGATGCAAAATTTGAAATATTTGTATTATATTCACGGTCTAAATCATAATTATCTTGTCTATGTTCTAATGGCTCAAATAAAATTTCGGATTCAGGGGGTCTAAACTCTTCAAATAGCTCCTCTAATTCGGCCTCATTACCAAATACACTAACAGGTTGGCGATTTTGTTGTAATTCTCTTAGTGTTAATATAGGTGTATTTCTACCGCTTAAATCTCTATATGATGGCGACGGTGTATTTAAATTTTGTTGAAAATTACTAAGACTTAAAAAATCAGAACTCGGTAAATTATCACCATATTCAATTTCCTCATCAAAACTAATTTCACTAGGGGCATAATCCGCACTCTTTCGGCCTTTTTTTGGATTTTGTATTTTATTTGATATTAAGTTTTGAACATGTTGTTCTAAAATATCATCATAAGTTTCAGGCTTTTTATGTATGTCCTTAGGATGTGGCTTTATTTTACCATATAATTTTTTATATAATAATTCTTCATATTCTTTCTTATAGTCTATTTTTGGTTGTAAATCTGATATATTTGATATCGTATATGGCTTACCTATTGGAGTTGTTAATTTTTTGGCGGGTTCATATTTATAGTTATCAAACCTACCACCATTAACACCCTTTGATTTTGATGAAAAATTCATTATTAAATCACTTAGTGTTTTTTTAGTCATTATAAAAGAATTTCAGAAAAAAAATAATTACTTATATTATAATAAAGATAAATAATTTGTTTTTAAATATTTATGCGGGAAAATTTGATTTATCAAATTTATCCATTTTTAAAACACCCTAATATGGGATATTATGTGCCTTAACATAGTGGCTTGCTTGTGGAAGGGTCATTCCGTGTTGTGCCATTACTTGGCGAACAATAGCACCTCTTGCTTGGTTCTTAGCATGCCCAACGGTGTGCTTTTTTCTTGCACCACCTAATAGCAAACCACCCATACTATGATGGGATGCATGGTGTGTGCGATGGTGCATTGTTGGGTGATGCATACCGAATCCCCCGATTCCGCCCTTAAAGTGTTTGGCAATTGCTTGTCTAACCGCCGCTTGTGGGACTAATGCCTTGGCGGACATATAATGGTGTGCTAATGGGTGCTTTTTTGGTGGCATTTTATTTTGTCTTTTTTTAATGAAAAAGTATGTAAAAAAATAAGTTTATTATATTATTAAAATTAAAATAATTATTAATTTAATTATTTATTGGATTTTGTTTTTTAGCATTTTTTTTAAAAGGGTGTTTTAAAAATAATGACTTTTTAGAAGACCCCTAACTTTACCACGATGCATTTTTCCACCACCAGCACCAGCGGCAGCCAATGTTGCCGCATATTCTAGACCTTTATCAACGGCCTTATTTGTTAATGCCTTTCCAACAGCACTTGCGACAGGTGCCAGTGCATGACCTACATGACTTGCAGCACTACCTAGTGCATGCTTAAAACTAGACCACGAGCCCCCAGCATATCCATTACTACTTGAAGACATTTTAACGGCTTCATCTGATGCAGTTGTTAGCGGTGGTGCATCATCATACATTTCTTTAGTAATTCCCGCACCTTCTTGTAGAGTAATAGAACCACCAAATGAAATTGTAGCAATACCAGGTGTAAAAGATACAACATTAAGTTGACATCCATCCCCCCAGTTAGTGGTGGAATTATTTGTAATGTTACATGTAATTTGAAAATTTGTTTGGTATGCCATACCCACACATGTGGATTTAGGCAATGAAAGGTCACTAGCCGTTGATAGAATCAATGCACCACCGCCATAGCGATTATTGGTATTAATGGGAGTTCCAGATTGAAAAACAGTTTGTCCAGACCATTGGGGAAATGAGGCGTTTGAACCATTCTTTTTTGATAATCCATATAGTTGAATTGGTTGAGCATTTGAGCCGATAAGATTTGACCTTTGGGCAAAATTAATACTCACATTTGAAATAGAGAAATTCCAATCAGGGATAGTAGAACTTACAGCAGAATTATTCAAATATGATTGTGGAGGAGTTGCAAAAATAATAAAATAAGATGGGATAAATGAAAATTGCAAAACAGCACTTGATACATTTGATGTGACAGCACCAATACCACCATTATTTGCAAATACAGAGGTATTAAATTGTGTGGATGTATAGTTATAACTTGTAGGTCTTACAGCATTTAAAATACTATCTTCAAATGGAGAAATTAGGTCAAAAATTAATCTTGGTTGATTATCACCACCTACAAAATTACCAGCAATAGAGGTAATTGTTGTTCCAGCCAATGGAGCTACTGACAACATTCTAAATAAATTAGTAAATTGCATACTAAATACAACATTTGATAAGTTAAAAAATGCCTTTTTAGGGTCTTTTACACCCGTATATGTAAAAGGGGATAGCATTATTGGCTCAGTTATAGTTGCGGTAAATGTAATTGAGGTTCCATCGCCAGCAACTACATACGAACTTGCATTAATTTGTTGAGTTCTTGAGGTATTAGAATAATTACTATTTGGCGATGATTGAGGAGAATTAAAAGGTGATATACTATATTGAACCAATGCATTATAGTTTGCATATACATCAGGAGCAGATGGAAATGATGAAAAGTCAGAATTTTGAACGGCAGAATCAGCATTCCATTGGGTCAAAATAGGTTGATAGTTTGAAGCATTAATATTGACAGAATTACTTCCCAAATTAATATTTAGAGAACTAAGGGCAGAATTAAGAGGCCATGCTCTCAATGCAATAGCATTATTAGCATTATATGCAGTTAGTCCTGTTCCAGTAATAGTAAAGGAAACCGTCATAGACATGAAAACCTCTCTCGATAAACCCAAATTTGGGGGGCAATTGATTGTGTAAGTTTGGTTGAGAGATGGGGAACCAGTGAGGGGCACAACATTAAATTGAATTGCGGGAACAGATTCACTCAATACCAATACAGGCGACTCGTGGATATTAATCCTTTGGTCAATTGCCTTTGCAATCATTATATGCTCAGCCATTTTAAATTTGTTTTTTAAAAAGGATTAAAAATAAAAGTTGTTATTATATTAATCAGGAAATAAAAAGAAAAAAAATAAATAAATAATAGAAATATTTACAGGTGAAAAATTATATTTTTAAAAATCGATTGCATAAGGCCAATTCGTTGCATTTATACTTCCGCATTTTTATATTACAAAAAATTATTTTAGGAAAAAGGGGGAAACAGAAATTTACTATATTAAAAAATCTGAATCCCCCTTTTTCCTAAAAGTAAAAAATAATAAATATATGTGGATAAATATGACTAACTCGCTATTTTTTTATATATCAAAAAAAAATTAGATGTTGTAAATTATCTAAAAACAATTCTTTTGGGTAAAGCCTATGCAATGGTATCATTAAAGAATGGCAAAGCCTTAAGCGGAAAAACTTTTAATTTCTTATTTTCTCTATATTCTTTTTGATATCTTTTATATTCTTCAGGATTATTATATTGTTGTATCTTTTCATTAGGTTGTTTATTTGCTTTCTTTTCGGCATATAATTTTGCTTGGTATTTTCTACTATATTCATTTGCCTTTGCCCTATTTTTTGCATTCCATGTCTTAACTGCATTTAATCTTTGTAATCTTAATTTTTCATACTTTTCAGCAGTAGCCCTTAAAGCATCTTCTAAAAAAATATTTTCAGCATTTGATAATTTTGTCTCATTCATTTTTAAAAAATTATTAATATATATATATATATAATTTTATATTTAATATAATTTTAATTAATTATTTATATTAATATCTTTTATTTTATTTTCTTCTATTTGTTTTAATTTTCTTTCTTCATATTTTTTTTTATTATATAATGCGAATTTTTCTCTATTTTTTTCATAATATTCTGTATAATAATTGTTGCTCAATTTACTATCTTTATTTTTTTTTTCTTTAGTATAATTTTTTTTATTATAGTTTTTAATCCATTCTTTAGGATTACTAATATTATCTTTAATTTTTTCATAGAATTCTTTAATTCTTTCTTTATTTGTGTTATATCTTTCTTTATAATAATCCTTATTATTTTCATAATATTTGGATTTTTCCTCAGATGTTAATAGTGGTTTTATCATATTTAATTTAGCATTTAATTCCTCCATCCAATATCGTTCCCTCGCCCTTGCCTCATTACTATCGCAACATGGATATTTTTCAATTTCCAACATTTCCCAATTTTCCCAACCTCCATTATCATTAATAGTTTTATATATTTTACGACCTAACAAATTTTTACAATTATTTTTATGTTCAGATTTTCGTATATACCAATTTGAAGTAGAACCAACATATAAATCAGTTATTGCTAAATCTTTACAAACAATTTTATAAATAATAATTTTACTATAATCAATATTTTGCTTTGGCATTATAAAAATATATTTAATTAATTATTATAATATATTATTATATATTATATTTTTAATTAATTAATTAAAATTGTATTAAATATAAAATTATATATATATATAAATAAATAATTTTGTAAAAT